CGTTTTTTGCGCTGCGGGGGTCAGTTCCTGCCGAATCGTCGGCTGTTCAATGCTAACCGTGAAGTCTTTTATGTCAGGCGGGGCCTGCACAGGCTTTCCAGCGGCAACGTCCGCTCGAAACTGCTCCATCGCCTTGTTGTAGGCGGTCTGGTCAGTCGTGGATTGCTTGTTCCACGTTACTTGCTGCGAGCCAAGCGGCGTGTATATGTTCGGATTCGACATATACGCCGACTGCTTGGCCGCTTCCAAATTAGCAGCGCCCTGTGCAATCGCAGAGGCGGTGTAATCAGGCGTAGCGGGCGGTTTGGGGGAGGACTTTCCCATAGCGATCACCTAAAAAGCGGCAACTCTCTCGTGCCAGCGTAAAAATAACGATGTCTCCGGTAGGTGCCGCATCCTTGATGCGCGCTTCTTCCGAAAACCCCATTTTCTTAACTAGACGCACCGCTTTAGAGTTGTCGCTCGTGATCGGCGCGATAATCTTATCAACATCGCAGACCATAAAGGGATAATGAAACACGGCTGCAAGGTATTTTTTCGTCATCGGGGCGTGAAACACGATATGGCAGACGATGGAACGCTGGTTCCAGTTCTCGTACACCGTCCCACACACCAATTTTTCACCATCGTGCAGACCAATGGCCTCCGACCGATCGGCGTGATACCCGCCGCCCGTCTGGTTCATGACCCAATGACCCACCTCGGGGCCGGTGACTATATTCCTGCCCATCCCATCTGATACACCACATCGGTAGCGGCCCACTGAATCTGCATATTCTTGCTTGTGCTATTCAGTTGGATTGCGCCGCAATAGCCGATGCCGGTGATCCCTTGCCAGTTGTTCGTAATTTCCACATCAGACCCCCATATAGCCTGATCCCATAGACCAACATCCCACAGACCCGCTACCTGCGGGCTAAACGACAGCGGGGCAGTGGAATCTGTGATGCTAAAGTCCACGTTGATCGCGCAGACGATGGCGGGTTGACCGTTTGTAAAAATGCTTGGGCGCGCACGGGTGAAGTATTTTTTCACCCCGCGTGATTCAAAGTAGTTGAAAGCTTGCAGCGCACGAGCCGCAATGTTTGCGTTGTTGTCAGCGTAGCCCGTTGATCCGGTCGTCCACGCCTTGCCCACAAACTCTGCGCCGCCAAAATACGGGTCGTCGTTCAGCAGCGACCAGCAGAACGCATACCAGCCGGTGAACTTTGCCCATGCTTTTGTGATGTTGTTCATCACAAATTGTTGCTGCGCGCCTTCCGCAACTGGAATGTTTACGAAAAGCGCGTTGTTTTTGGGGTTGTACAACAATCCCCATCCAAAATTAGCTTGGTACTGCGCCGTGGCCGCGGCAAATGCGCCTTGTATCTTGTCTGATAGCGCCACGTTCGGGTCTAGCCGAGACGACTGCAATGCCGAGGCAAGCGGTAGCAATCCATCTAGCGACAGGATCAACAAGTCGCCCGCGTACTTGAGCAAACACCGCGACCCGCCCACAGGCGAGCCGACAATCCAAATGCCAATCAGCGCCCACGTTGACGCAGATGCTGGGTCAGTGCCTCGATACACCAGCACCTCGCCGTTAGACGTTACAAACACAAGGTTGTCGTCAACGCCATAGCCTGCGTCAATCGTCCATGCGGCCATCGCCACAAGGTAGCCGCCCAATCGAGCGACCGATGACAGGTCAAGCACCTGTGCCGCACCGCCCACGCTAGAGGTCGGCAGATACCATGCCTTTAACGTGTCCTTCTGGATGAACCACATCCGGTTCTTAAACAGCGTCGGCGTTGTCAGCGTTGTCGTTGTAACGCCCGTAATTGCAGGCGTAGAAGCGCCCGTGATGCTTGTCCACGTTGACCCGTTGTACAGGTAAGGCGTGTTGACGCCGTTTGCCATGTACAAGTAGTTGCCGCCTGACGTCGTGACGTTGGTGTAATCCCACCGCGAATTGGACAAGCCGGAGACTGCCGCAGCGCCTACCGCACCGCTTGCCGTAACGTCGTACACCTTGCCGTCGCTGATCGCAAACAGCTTGTCAGTCGTTGCGCCCGAATACGTCATCAGCGTTTCGACGTCATCTGGCAGGCCAGTCGCGTGGCGTTCATAGCCGCCACGCAAATTGACGTTGCTGACGCTAGGAAAGTAGTTTTCCAGCGTCACGGCATCTGTTGGGGCCATGTTTGCAAGCGAGTCACGCGCATTCCAGCCGCCCACGGGGGCGGGCAGCGATACCACGTTGGCCGCTGCCCGCTGGACGAACTGACGGCGTTTAAGCATTAGTCGCCACCATAGCCGCTGTCAGGAATGTTGTCGTAGCCGATAAGAACCGTGCCGGGACGCGGCGCGAACGACAGGTTGGGCGATGCCGTGTCTTGTCCCACAACCGTTTCCAACACCATCAAATAGTCCCGATACAGCGCCGTGGTGTCAAAACCCTTTGCTTCAAAATACTTGAGTTTGGTGGATAGAACCATGAGCCGATCAGGATAAATGCAGGTGTCGTTGTCAGCCGTAAACGACTGTTTCGGAACACCTGACGAACTTTCTGCCCACGCGGTGCTGCGATACTCAAAGCCGAGAAGCTCGCCAGCGTTGACGCCGGGCCAAATCTGGAAATAGTTGCCGAGCAACCGCCAGCGGATACGCGGGCCAGTGCTGATATAGCCCGACAGCAGCCATTCCCACTGCTGCGGGGACTCTGGGCCGAGCATTTCCCACCGTTTGCTCTTGTCCCAATGCGTGCGGTTAACCGTGCTTTGGTAGTCACTCGGCAGTGCGTATTTGACCTTTTGGAACACAAGGCCGCCGCCCACTTGGCCCTCGGTGGGGTAATAGTTCAGCGTGACTTGGGTGCCGCTATCAACGCTTGTGACGTAAGTGGCGTTAGGGATGCCGACGCCAGTAACCTGATACGAGGTGGACAGCGTTGAAGTGTCTGGAATGCCAGTAATCGTTGCGGCTGAAGTTGTCCACGTCCCTGTGGTACTCAATGCTTCGGTGTAAAAGGTGTGCTGGCGGGTCAATTGCCGCCAGTCAGCCTTGGTCATCAGTTCGTAGCCGGACGCATTCATCAACGCCAAAATCTGAATGACGTCTTGGTTAAGGTTTCCGGCCACCGTTGTCGGTGTGCCAATGCCCAACTCGTTCGTAACCTGTTGGACAAGTTGGAGCATTGTTGTCATGCACTATCTTCCTTTGGCGGTCGCCCACGACGGGGCTTATCAAGAAGTTCAGCCATCTGAGACTGCAACTCAGCCAACTGGCGCTTGGTGTCGTCCAACTCGCGGTTTGCCTCGGCCTTGTTGCGCTGCTGCAAAAACATACGCGCACGCTCTCGGAGGCCAGCGCCGCCCATGCCGATCCGCTGCAACTGCTGGTCAGAGGCCAACGCCACCTGTTCAACGGTTTGGAATCGCAGAATCTTGAGTTCATCAAGTTGTGCGCGATTAAAGTCGGGCGATTCATCGGCCCATACCTCAAGCGCGGTGCCGATCACCGAGGCATCCACCTCGTTCTGCTTCATGTTGAAGTACATCCACTGACGCGGGAATCGCGCTTTGTGTTCGTCCAACACGGGCCGTTCAACGATGTTCGTCTTGTCGCCCGGTGCCTGCATCCGAATAAACGGCTTGCCGACCCAGCCGGGGGCTTCCGAGAGGTAAAACTCAACGTGCAACTGTGCGTCGGCGTTGTTGATGTCACTGTCTAGCATTGTCCTTTCTCCTGTGGGGATTGGGGGTTTACACACGTTCGCCGTTCAGCGAATACCATGCGGAATTGCTGACGGCAAAAAAAATACTGGCGTGGTTGACGGCAATGGTCGCCGACGACCCGCCGTTTAGCGTTGAACCGGCAGGCGGATACACACGAAGGGTATGCGCTCCGCTGTTTGCAATCATAACGGTTGCGCCCATTTCCGTTGTCGGAAGTTTGGCGCCCGTATTCGGCGGTGTTGTGTCCACCGAGTTGTAAACGTGAACGAGCTGCAATGCGTCACCCGCGCTGGTTCCGACAGCAACCAAATCGTCGCCACCGTCGCCACAAATGGAGACGGTAGACAACGAGTTAATGCCGCTGCCGAGAACCCGCGAGGGAATCGGCATATTAGGCCCCGTCGAGGGTAACCCACGCCGTCGCAGACGTGCCAAAGAACAGATGCGCCTTGCCAGCGGCAATGCTATCTGAGGCCGCGCCGTTGATCGTGCCGCCGGTCTGCGGGTACACCGTCAAGGCGTTCGCGCCGTCGTTACGAACGACCATCATCGCGCCAACTTCAGCGGTCGGAATCTTGACGCCCGTACCTGATGCAGCCGTGGCTACGCGGGTAACAACCGCCGACACCGCAGCGGCGTCACCGGCAACGCTACCAGTAGCCGTGACCGACGCAGACACGTCGCCCACAATCGCCTGCGTCTGACCACCGGACGTGCCGGAACCCTGTACTCGTGAAGGAAATGCCATTGTTTTCTCCTACGCTGCGGCGCTTACGTCGCGCCTGACCTTTAGAATCTCGGCGATTAAGCCATCGCCCTTGGCTTCCACCTCAATGTCGGACATTACAGTGAAAATCATTTGAAACTCTTTCGCCTGCTGCGCCATAGCGCCATTACAGACGAATTTACGCCGACTCTCGCCAACGTATACATCCATCGTCGGGCCGCTCAATTCGCCTGTAAAGCGTTTACGGCCTTCAGTGTCGTTGCACGAGTCATACCCGTACAACACGAACTTTCGGTATCCGAGCAAGTATCCAATGTTGATGGCGCGCATACCGCTTGTCGTGCCGCCGCCAATCGCTAACTTACCAGCGCCTAACGCCTTATGCTCGCCTCCATCTGACCACGAGTGCCACAGCAAAATCTTGCGGCCCTTCAAGTGGTCAAACGTCACCGGAGGGCAGCGCGAGGCAACCATGTACACCGTATGATCGTTATGCTTCCTCACGCCGTCAGTACGGTCGCGGGGGTCAAGGTTAATCCACAAGTCAGGCGTAATGCCGTTGTCCATCAGAAAGTCGTGCGCGGCCTTAATTGCCACAATAGGACGCCCGGCTTCCTTCTCCTTGCGAATGTCCTCTACAAAACTCGGCATTGACCACCCGCTCGCCACGCACACAAACGTACCGTCGTGGGCAGTGGGAGCGGGGGCCAACTCTGGAAGTTGCCGGGCCAAGGCGCTTTTGATGTTGGACTGTAGTTCCTCCACAGTCCCGTGCGCCTTGATCGACAACTCCAGTGGTCGCATTTACGGAGCGCCGCCGATGGTGCCGGTGACAACCGTGCTGAAGCCAGCAACAGCGGTCATGGCCGAGATTGCCGAGGCGGTCAGTTCCGTGACCACACCCGCAACCAAAGCGCCCGACACCGTGAGGTCATCCAACAGACCTTCGGTGGTGGTCGTGTAAAGCGGCACCGCCGGAAGGCATGAGGTGTTGACGTTCACGCGCACCTTGCCACCCAACTGCACCCAGCCATAGTTGGCAGAGGCAATTGACACCTGTGCGAAACCAACACGCTTAGTGCTGGCAGAACGCGCAGAGGTGGCGTTGGTGGCGATAGCGGACGCCGGAATCAACACAGCGTTGTACTGGCTGATGGCGCTAGCCGCCTGAACGTACATCGCCATGCCGCCGTCGTCGAGATTGACGACGGTGCCGACGTTAACCGCCGGGGAGGTCTGCGTGTCCCCCAAAGCGGGGTAGGCAAAGCCATTGATAATGGTAGGCATTGTCTTTACTCCTTAGGCAATGAGAACGCCGCAGAACTGCGGGCCAGACGACGTGAGGTTGCCGGCCCAGCCGATCAGCTTCACAATCGCGTCTTGGTTGACGGCCTGCCGCTCGCCACCAATCGGCACAAAGTTGCGATCCTTGTGCGGGCGGAAGTGCAGGTACTTGGTGTTGAGGAACCACATATGGTTCGCGTTGCCAGCGCCGCTGTTATACGACGAGGAACCGATACCACCGTCCAGCACCACATCCGAGGCCATACCAGCGCCGAAATACTTCAGCGAGGCAAAGCCAGCACCCGCCATGCCCGAGCCTTCGCTCGAAATGCGCTGGATGCTCTGCAGCGACTGCAGATAGAGGCGGTAAAAATTGCTGTCCGCCACGATGAGGTCAGGCTTGTCGGTGCCACGGATCAACTGCACGGCCACCGCATCCATGTACTGCTGGATGTTGGAAGCCGAGACAGCCGCGCCGCCATTGGTCACGCCCGAATAGGCCACGGACTGCCAGAACGACCACACGGCGCGATTGATGCCGCCGTAGGTGCCCGAGGTCGGGCTATCCGGCACAGCAGCCGCAAGGCCCGTCAGGTTCTTGCCAGCGTTGCCGAGGCCGTCGCCGTACAAGTCGCCGCTGATGCGGTTCGCCAACTGGGCTTCCGCAACCTGCATACGACCGTCAAGGAGGTCAATAATGGCCTCTTTGCCCGAGTTCTGGATCATTTCCAGACCCGAGATTGACACGGCGCTCGCATACTGAGTGATGCTGAACTGCGCCGCAGAGATGGGCGAGTTCTGGCCGACGTTCAACACTTCGTAACCTGAGTACGAGTTGGTGTTGTTCGTGGTCGAGTCGTTGTACATGATTTCCTGCAAAATCACGTTACCGCCCGAGAACGTCTTAACGTTCCCGCGCTCCTTCAAACGCCGCAGGAGGGCGTTGTTATTCGTCACGTTGTCAGCGAGTTCACCGCTACGGCTCTGAATGTTGGTAGCGATAATGTCGCTGATACTGGAATTGGCAAATGCCATTTTAATGCTCCTATATCAGTTAATTACAACCGTGCGCCCATCTCGTCGAATGCTTCTTCGAGTAACGCACGACGACCTTGCGCTTTGGGAGCCGTGTTCGCGCCGGGTGTGGCACTTCTGACGCTGACCGCTGCTGCTCTGGCTGCCTTCGCAGCCTTGTTCAACTCAGAACTTTGCTTCAATGCAACCTGTGCCTGTTTGGCCGATTGCACCTTGTCGAAAAGTTCCTCGTTTAATCTAACCGCCTTATTGTAGGCTTCGTCAAGGGTTTGTGCTACCCCAGACTGTAAAAGTTGAATCATGGTAGGCCGCACTTCTTCAAAATGCTCGGCCTTGGCGCTGAACGAGTTAATTTCCTCTAGCAGCTTTTGGTTTTCCGCCATCTCTTGCTGCTGCTTCCAGCCCATGACCTCGCCGCGAACCATGTTCAGTTCGTTTTGCAGCGCGTAGACCATTGGGTCAACGGTTGGCGAGGGTGACTGGCCCTGCGCTTGACCCTGCAAATTGATGCCGTAGCTCTGCGCCAACTGCATGAAATACTGCAACCGCTGCTCGGGCGAGGACGTGCGGAGGGTGTGATCGGCCTGCGCGAGCGCAGCTACCGCCTTGTCTGGGGTCAACCCTAGCCCGCGAATGGTCGGCAGATACGGCTCAAGGGCCGCGTTCATTGAGTCGGCAAACTGAGCCTTGGACAGCAGCGGTTCAACGCCCTTCCGCATCTGTTCTTCGCGCTGATAAGCGTATTCCCGCATCTTCGGGTCTGCCTTCAGCCAATGTTCGTGGTATTCCTTTTTCCACGACGCCGGGGGCTTTGTCCATACCGGCTCTTCTACCGGTTCGGCTTGCGGAACCTCTTCCGCCTTGGGCGCAAACCGGCCCGACTCATCTCGGGTACGGGAAGGCGACTCGGCAACTGGCTCTGCGGTCGCTAGGGTCGGCTCAACCTCTGCAACGGTATCAAATTGCTCTTCAAGCAGTGTCTTACGGGTATCTTCCATCACTTTCTCCTGTGGGGATCATGGGTGAAACGGACTTCATCCCGCAGACGCGCCATTAGGCTGTTGGCTTGCGCGTGGGTCATGTTCGCCAATTGATGGCGCAACACCTCTACTCGGGTGTCCTTGACCGCTGGGGGCGAATTCAATTTGGTCGGATCTTCGTTGCCGACCTCTACGCAGTTGTTGGCCTTCAAGTGTCGCCGATGCTCTGAGCGTGACGTGACCATGCGCCCGTCAATCATCGACTTGTAGGGCTGAATGTCGGGGATAATGTAGTGATATTGGCCCTTTGCGTCCCGTTTGCGCTCTACAAACTCGCCGTCAACCATTACATATGTTCGCTTCATAGCAGTAACAACACGTCCTCGTCGTCCATATCAATATAAGCGGCATACAGGCGCTCCACGGCGTCAATGTTTGCCAGCAACCTGTCCCAATCAACCCGCGCCTCTACGCGCTCGCTGATCGGCCCTACAACCTTAAATTCCTCAACAATCGACTCCGCGACCAGCGGTTTGCCTTCTACTAGATGCTCGTAGGCAGCAATGATCTGCTGGCGTCGTAACTCGCGATCCTCAACCTCTTTTTTGACCCTGCGCTTGCGGCGAACATCGCCGTCGTGCGTATCTATTACGACGATGGGCGGCGGCGCGCTCTGCGATTGCAGCAGCGTCAAAAACATGGTTACACCAGCGTCAGAAGTTGATTAAGCGTTTCTTGCGTCTGTGCTGATTCCTTGTCGATGTCGGCTATCTGTACTTCATCACCAAGCCGCACAGCGGTTTCCCGCTGCGCTGCAAGGTAGGTGAGGCGTGTCCTAGCGATCTGTATCAACTCAGGAACGGTCATACCAGCACCACCATCTCTTGACAGACCGTAGACAGGTGCGAGTTCAGCAGCACGACGTCGTAAGTGTCCGTGCCATCCAGCGCTGCATAACACGCAATCCGCTTACCAACCGCAGCAGTACCAGACTGCAAGAAGTCAGTCGGCGTGAACGGACTCAGCACGCGGTTCTGCACGTCAAACCGGAACATCTGGTTAATCGCAGAGGCGGTATACAGGTTCAGGTAGAACATCCGGCCTTCGTTCTCAAAGGGCGAGTATCCACCGCACGAACCAGTAGCCGGGAACGCGCCCGGCGAACCGTCGTAAGTAATCGCGCCAGTCCACGTTCCGGTGATACTTGCCGCGATGTCCAGCACGTCCAGCGTTGCCGCGCCGCCACGGAAGAAGTAGCAGAACGATTGCCGAGCGTAACGGTTAGCGTTCGGCTCAATACCCCACGAAGGCATCCACAAACCAGACGCCGCATTCGCAGCCGGAGCCGCGCCAAAGTACGTCGTTGACCACGAGTTAGTCGCGATGCTGTTCGTGCCGTTGTTGATCGTGGCATCGGTGTAGTTGTACGTGTACACAGTCGTCGTGGCAGACGAACGCATCAACATCAAGTTCGGCAGTTCGATGACATACTTGGCCGAGGATGAAGGCTGCGTAGTCCAAGCCGTGCCAAGCGTGTACACCGGCGACGGGCCTGCGGTGTGCGAGGCAATGATGCGGCGCTGACCCACTGCAGCCGGGGTCGTCGTGTCCTCAACAATGCGGATTTGGAAGTTTCGGTATTCGTTTGCTGCAACAACTGCGTCACCGAGCGTAGCCTGCCCGGTCAACGTGGATGCGCCCGAGGCGGTAGCCGTCAGCGCATATCTCTGCACAACGCCAGTATCGTAGTTGTATGCGCCCTTGATCATCCCGTCTCCGGGCGAGCAATTGTAGGGCGTGTACTGCTCGTCAAGCACCATGATGTCGGAGTCAGTACCAATGGTGGCGGGCAAGTTTGTCGTCGAAAGACCCGAGGACAGCGTGTTGCTTGCGACTTCAAACGAGCGCCAGATGTTCGATGCCAGCGTACTGGCACCTAGCATAAACACGCGGCCAGCGACGATTTCATACCTTGCGCCTGTGGCTGGAGTAAATCCAAACGACGATAGCACCGTGATGGTGGGCGTCGTGCCTGCGGTGTTGCCGGTGATGTAACGCTCAGCGGTCTTTCCAGCAGTCGTGTCAATGATGCGAAGTTTGAAGCCGTACTCGCCCGACCCGCCGCGGTTAGCGAGCATATTCAAGCCAACAGCCGTGGGGAGCGCAGTGGACAGCACGACCGAAGTCGTCGTCGCACCCGCGGCAATAGTACCAACCAAGCCAAACGACGGCGCAAAGGCCATCGCAGAACCGACGCCAAACGTACCCGCAAGCGCAGGCGAAGTCGTCGCAGCCCACCCCTTTGACACAATGTTGAATCGGTTCAACACGGTGTTGCTGACCAACTGGTAGACAAACGGGTTACGCGAGATGTCCGACCGGAGGTCAGAACACATGGACGTCGCGGCAGCAGAAGCGTTTGGCGTAGGTGCTACTTGTACCCACACCAAGCGGTCAATGACTTTCTTGAACGTGTTAGCCATGTCGGTTCCTCAAGTAATGCGGCTGCGGACGCAATCGGCCCACGCGCTAAGGTTTGCCCCGTAAACCTGAATGCGGCCTTGCAGGGTGTCAATGGTCGAAAGGTTGGTGACCGTCGCGCAGGTGGTGACCGTCGTGACCGTGGTAACGGTTGTGACCGTGCCGGATTCCACCACTGCCGTGACCCTGCCACGCTGCAATGATTTGTCGTAGCCTTGCGGGGCGTTCAGATAATTCAAAATGCGCGTCAGCAGCAACTCGGCACTGGCATCGGTGACTTCCAGCACCCCAACCGCACCAATATCCACCGGCAGCGGATTGGCCGAACTTACGCCAACAAGGGTGCCGCCTGAATTGTAACCAATGTAATCGGCAGACGCCGGGACAGCCGCGCCAGTCGTTCCTGCGGCTGCGTTACCGCTAGACCCGCCGACGATGTTGACGTTCTGCGTAGCGGGAAAGTTGCCGACGCTGACCGTGCCTTGCACGTCCAGCGGGCTAGCCGTTGTAACTCCTACCGTGCCAGTTACTGACAGCGCGGAAGGAGCCGTAATTGGCATGGGGTTAGCGGCAGATACGTCTACCGCTGTGCCGTCTTCGCCTACGCCAATCTTCACCCGCTGATGCAATACGCCAGCAATCTCGTCAGCCGCGACGAGTGCGCCTGTACCCGGTGTATACCCTACGTTGTCAGCCATCGATCACCTATTGCAGGTTAAGTTGTACAGGCTCAACGCCTACAGCTCGGCCATCTTGACCGCGAACGATGCGCTTCGGGGCAGACAGCGAGGCCAAGGCAGCACTGATCTGCGCCATTGCGCCTCGGTTATCTTCGGCCATCTGTGCGTACAGTTCTGCGAGGCGATCCATCTGCGATTTGACTTCTGCGCCAAGGTCGGCCACAACGCGCTCGTTGACCTGCTGCTGGGCTTCGAACATCGGGATGTCAAGGCCCGGGTTTGCGCTAATACGCGCCACCATGACCTTTGTGGCCGCATCAAGGTCGGCCTTATACCTGTCCGCTTCCTGTTTCTGTGCGAGTTCCTGCGCCTTCATCTGCGCTTCAAACTGCTGGCGCTGCTGCTCTAATTGCATTTCCATCTGCAACTTGGCCTGATCGTTCTGCGCCTGCGCCGTCATCTTGGCTTGTTCCAACTGCATCTTGGCGCTTTCGACCTGCTGCGAAGCCTGCATCTTGGCCTGCTCCATCTGCATTGCCACCTGCGCCTTCTGCTGTTCAACCTGTGCGGCTTGCTGGGCGGCCTGCGCTTCAGGGTTGGGCTGTGCTGCCATCTGCTGCATCTGGTCTAGGGCTTGATCTAATGCGCCCTCAAGCGGACGCGACTGTTTGAATGCCTGTATGCCGAACTTCATCAGTTCGACCATCATCGGCACCATCGGCGGACTGGCCTGCGCGACCGGCAACGCCTGCTGCAAGAACCCGCCAAACGCCTGCAAGAACTCCATGCGCTCTTGCTTATTCTGGTTCTCGTCCAGCATCACAAGCGAATCAGCGGCTACGTCAATGCGGAAGTTACGCAGCGGGCGATCCTTCAGCAACTCAATGGCCTGCGGGATCAACTGCTGATCCTGCGGTGACATCTGCTGTGCTGCCGCATACGTCAGAATGGTCTGCGGCTGAAACTTGGTCGCCATGACCTGCGCCTTCAGGCGAATCAAGTTGGACGCGAACAGGGCCACGTCCTCTTGCATCGACCGCAGCCTTAACCCGGCGTACTGTCCTTTGATCTGCTGCGCCGTTGCTGTTTCTGACGCAGCGCTTTGCCCACGGATAATG